TGCCTGAAGCAAAGCGCAAAGCCATTTAGGGGCGTCGCATCATATACAGACAAGCATGGTAATGACCAAGAAGCAACTTTTGCAAGACGGCGATGTTAACAAGAGCGGTGACGAAGAACTGGTGTTTGACCCATATAATCCGCGGAACCGCGATATAAGTGAATCTGAGATATCCGCCATCCTCAAGCGGTATGGGGTCCCAGACCGTGTCCACAACGTTGCCCTCTACCGCCGCGCTTTCATCCACCGCTCATATGTGAAGCGTCCGCATCTGGAGAACGTCGAGAACGGTGTCACGATAGCCCCACGCCCGGCGGACTGTATGCGGCTCCGGACCAAGTCGAACGAGCGTCTGGAGTTCCTTGGAGATGGTGTGTTGGAGTGTATCACCAAGTATTACCTTTACAGGCGTTTTCCGAAGGCGAATGAGGGCTTTATGACGGAGAAGAAGATTGCCCTAGTAAAGAACGAATCGATAGGGCGGCTGGCCTACGAGATGGGCCTGAATAAATGGTACGTTGTCTCGCGGAATGCAGAGGAAAAGAAGACACGGACCAACTTGAAGAAGCTTGGTTGCCTGTTCGAAGCGTTTTTAGGGGCTTTGTTCCTTGACTTTAACAAGATCACTATTCACGACGACGACGAATGGTTCAGCAAGGTCTTCGTGACAGGTCCCGGCTTCCAGATAGCACAAACGTTTGTCGAGGCTATCTTCGAGAAGCACATCGACTGGGTCAAACTGATCCAAAGCGACGACAACTTCAAGAACATCCTACAGGTGAAGGTGCAGAAGGAGTTCAAAACGACGCCTGTCTATCTGGAACTGTCCCCACACACAGATGACAGCGGATACCATATGGGCGTTTTCCTTTGCCTGGGGCAGGCCTACCATAGCGTAAACGCCACCGATGCGCTTTGCTACAGCATCCTCGGCTCATTCGCTGCTATCCAGGCACACGTCGCGAGCCACGGGAAGGCCTTCGTCAAGCTAGGAGAGGCAAAGCATAAGATTAAGAAGAAGGCAGAGCAGCGTGCATGCAGCCTGGCGATTGGTCTGATAGAGGGACCTAGCAACCCCTCGGAGTAGGCGCCTTTTGTTTTCTAGAAACTATATATAGATGTCGTCTCTACTCCAGAGGCTCAAGAGAAAACCCATTCCGGCAAGCAAGGTGTCAGTGACAGTTGTACTTCCTGCGGCGGCAGCTGCCCCTATCGTGGACAAGACAAGCATCGGCTACGATCGCGCCCGGCTGCGCGAAAGGATGGCCAGGAAGGGACTGACGTTGCCAGCGCGCACGCCGCGGGCCCCGCCTCCCCAGCCTCCGACGCGGCCACCACAAGTGCCGAAGAAACGTGTAACGGTAAAGGTGAAGAAGAAGGGGCGCGTACGTCTCGGAAAGCGGATACAGAAGGGGACAATCACTGCTGTCCCCCGCCCCCGTGGCGTCACCCAAATGGAAGTGCAGCCGACTGCCATCGCGGTTGGGCCCGCTTTGGGCGCACTGAAGACACCGGCGCCGGCTCCACCGGTGCGGATACGCGCCTCCTCCTACTATATGAACAACCGAGAGATATTCATAAACTTCATAAACTCACTCTTCGAGCCCTACAAAGAGAGTCTAATGAGCGAGGCGAATGTGGCGTCCTGCGATGCCAAGAGGGGAGACTTCGCCCTCCTGACACACCAGGAGATCGTTCGCGACTATATGAATCTCTATACACCCTACAGAGGTCTACTTTTATACCACGGACTTGGCGCGGGCAAAACCTGTGCCTCCATCGCCATCGCGGAAGGCATGAAAAATGCGAAGGAAGTAATTATCATGACGCCTGCGTCGCTTCGCCAGAACTATATCCATGAGCTGAAGGTCTGCGGCGACTCGATATACAGGCTCAAACAGCACTGGACATTCCTTCCTACCGGCAGCGACGTCGCAGTAGAGGAAGCCTATACGCGCGCGCTCTCCGTACCTGCCGGGCAGGTGGCAAAACAAGGCGGCATCTGGGTGATGGATGTGAGCAAGGAATCGAACTACGAGTCCTTGGGCAGCGAGGCGCGCTCCCAGCTCAACGCTCAGATCGACTCTATGATCAGTGGAAAATACAGGTTCATCAACTACAACGGGCTCCGCGAGAGTCATCTTGACATCCTGACAGACGGAGGCCGCAACCCGAACCCCTTCACGGATAAGGTTGTGGTCGTCGACGAGGCTCACAACTTTGTGAGCCGCATTGTGAATAAGATGGGGAAAAAGGCATCTCTGTCCCTGAAGCTCTACGAGTTCCTTCTGTCTGCAGAAGGGTGTCGCGTGGTCTTCCTGACAGGGACACCTATGATCAACTACCCTAACGAGATCGGAGTGCTATTCAACATGCTTCGGGGGTATATACGCACTTTCGTGTTCTACCTGGAGGTGAGAACCGCGAGAAGAGTAAACGAAAAGTCCCTAACTGCGCTACTCGAACCGCTAAACGTGCACGACTACATAGAGTACAACGCCTCCGCTAAGACCCTCGTGATGACACGTAACCCTTTCGGGTTCGTCTCTGAGAGAGCCCGCGGTGTGTACAAGGGCGTAGCGCGGACACCGCAGGGAAACGTCGACAACGCTAGCTTCGTCAGGGCGGTGACCGCGAAACTGCGTCAGAACGACATCTCGGTGTCCCGTGTGGAACAGAAGACTTGGAAGGCTCTACCGGACACACTTGACGAGTTTCGGGCGATGTTTGTTGATATGAAGACGGGGTCCACTAAGAATAGCAACCTACTGAAGCGGAGAATCGTCGGGCTCACCTCTTTTTTCAGGAGCGCACGCGAGGAGCTTATGCCGGCTTTCGACCCTGACGAAGACTTAAGTATCGATCTCATCCCTATGAGTGACTACCAGTTTGGCATATACGAGTTGGCGCGATCCAAGGAGCGTGATCAGGAGAAGAGAAATGCGAGGAAACGCAAAAAGAGTGGCGACGGTGTATACGAAGATACGGTATCTACCTATAGGATATTTTCACGCGCCTTCTGCAACTTTGTCTTTCCTCGCCAGATAGGCAGGCCTATGCCGCGGGAAGGACAGGACATTGGCACCGCCATCGCGGCACCCGGGGCCGACGAAGATGCGCTGGACGTGGTTACACTCGACGAGCGGATAGCCAACGTAGATGGACGGTACGATCAAGGGGACCGGTCGGCCCTTCAGGAGCAGACGGCTACGGATCTTACCTATGAGTCACGCATTGCCACGGCCCTAAGGGCACTGCGGACGGATTCGTCCACGTATCTCTCGCCAGAAGGCCTGAAGATATATAGCCCGAAATTCCTAGCCATCTTGAATAACATCATCGCACCCGAGGGTCGTGGCCTGCATCTCCTATATTCACAGTTCCGCACTTTGGAGGGTATCGGGATATTCAAGCTCGTTCTAGAGGAGGCTGGGTTTGCGCAGTTCAGGATAAAGAAGACACCCGCCGGCCTTTGGGAGCTGGCTGTGAAGGAAGGTGACCGTGGAAAACCCAAGTTTGCTCTCTATACAGGGACGGAGGACCCTGTAGAGAAAGAGATAGTCAGAAACATCTTTAACGGCACATGGGGGGCTATACCCAGTAACCTGGCTGCCCAGCTCAGAGAGAACGACGAGAACAACAACAACGGGGAAGTGATTAAGGTATTCATGATAACCAGCAGCGGGGCAGAGGGGATTACCCTGCGAAATGTCAGATTCGTCCACATAATGGAGCCCTATTGGCACCCGGTGCGTGTGGAACAGGTCATCGGCCGTGCTCGCCGCATCTGCAGTCACCAAGACCTGCCGGAGGAGGACCGGAATGTGCACGTATATATGTACCTCATGAAGTTCACAGATGCGCAGCTTGTCCCGGCCGACATAAAGGGGGGCATGGCTTCCAAGGAGCTTCTCCAGAAGGATTTGAGCAAGCTGGACAAGGCAACGCCGATCACCAGCGACCAAGCGCTCTACGAGATATCGAAGATAAAACAGGAGATCAGTCGGCAGCTTCTCCGATCTGTGAAGGAGTCAGCCATCGACTGTGCCATACACGCGCGGAAGGACGACAAGGACCCGTTGATATGCCTGTCCTTCGGGGCAGTGAGCCCCGACCGCTTCGCGACCACACCTGCCTTGACGGTGGAGAAGGAGTTCGACGTCCAGAGGGCCCGTAATTTGGAGAAGGTCACATGGAAAGCGCTGGCGGTGTCAATAGGGGGGAGAAAGTATGCCTTTAAGCCAGACAGCCAGGGTGCGGCTACCGGAGAGGTATATGATCTGGAAAGCTACCTGCGGGCCAGGAAACATGGGGGCGCACCGATACTTAGGGGCTATTTGCGCCTGGATGAGAAGACGAAGAAAAAGAAGTTCGTTAAAGTGTAGAGCTGGGGAGCAGCTCCTGCGGCCCAGGCCCGAGGCGGCGAAGAATCTCTGCTTGGTTGTCAAGAAGGAGCTTGATGTCGCGGCGAATGGCGGAAAGGGCGTCGCCTTGCGCAGGCTTTCTCTTAAGTTTGGCCAGCAGCGTGTTGCCCTCCTCGCCTGCGAACCTCACACGCCGATCCTGCCCACTCCGTGCAGCACGCAACTCGGTGACCTCGAGTGATACCTCGGATGCACGGTCGATTTGTATCGCGCTAGTGACTTTTTTGTCTGGAACCCCAATCCACTCCTTCGCACCATCCTCGTTGTACTTGGCGGTGATTTTCGTTAGGTCGGCGGCCCGCTCGGCGATAGCCTGGTCGATATCCCGCACTGGCCGCCAGTCCTCGAGATCGCGGAAGTCGATTGCCTTCGGCTTTGGTGGAGCGATCTTGGACGCCAGGTCGTCCTGCTGCGCCTTGAGGCGTCTATCGAATACTGCACGCTCGGCCGCCCTCTCCTGCGTCACTCCTTGCGGCGCCGATCTTTTGTAAGCAGTACGGATCGGCGCTTGCGTGAGTCGTCGGAGCACCTGTTTATTAAGTTCAGTGAGAGAGGGCGCTGGTCCATCTGCGGCACTCGCAGACCCTTGGATCTCTTCGAGAGTACGCTCGAAGCGATCCTGGAACTCTGCACTATCACCCTGCACACCCGGGTGGCTAGAGAGAACCTGCCAGAGGACAGCCTTATTGTCATCGGACATCAGTGACATATGGGTAACTAGCCTAGCCTGTGTTTAGATCGTGATTGAAGTATAATTTTCGAAGCTTTCGCATCGTCTTATCCGGAACCCGCACTTTCTGGAACGCGTCGAAGGTTTTCCCATGCAGCATCTGTAGTATAAAGAACATTGAGTACATCCCGCACTCGGAGTCACTGTACTGATGCCGTCGCTCACTCTGACGGAAACTGAACGGAGTCCCGGCTCGCTTAGCTTGTTGCTGCACTTCACGCACGAACTTCATGATCGATGCGGGGGCTTCTTCCGCATAACTATCGAAGTAGTATATGGCATGTTTCTTGACATCAATAAAGAGAGCGACCCAATGCGAGCCTGGTTTGTAGTGGGGGTCGAGGTTGAATATCACGCCGATACTTGTCTTGCCTTTCCGCCGAAAGTTAGCCAGCGAGAATTTGCAAAGTTCTTCCCATACGCATTCGTCGAACAGTTTGTGAGTCCCATAGTCAGACGGCGATGGCCCTAGAAAGGCAAAACGCGGATAGGCCCGTTCCCACTGGCGCATTACCTCCTGGATATCAACCGTTGTGAGCCACTCCGAGGGTTTTCGCTTCCATTCCCTGGGCGCCTCCGGGGCAAAGTTCTCGAGCAGCTCACCGTGATCCAAATCATTTTTCATACATTGGTGGCGTATCCAGCACGCCTCATTAGCACACGTTTTCGACATCACGTACTTCAGGCGTTGCCATATTTCGCGCGGCTTATTTGTCTCTATGCGCCTGTCGGGGTGCCGCGCATTCCATCCACTTTTCAGCTTGTGAAGGGCGTCGGCTGTATAACATGTGAACCCCAGGACCTTCCGTTTCTTCCCCTTGGGGGCGCAGCGGAGCTTCCGGAAGGTTTTTCCCCTTCCCTTGCGCCTTTTCCGCCTTCTGGATCGCCTCCTCCTCGTAACCATGGTATACATATATACAAGACTATTATTGTCCCTGCAGGGTAGCCAGTCAGGCTGGCTTAGTCCTAAATCTCTCGTTCTTCAGCTCGTAAGTCCGCGTCTTCGGCACGACCAGTTTCGGCTTGGTTGTCTTCCGGACTATCTTCAAGTGATCTGTGATACGGGGTGGGCCTTTATCGCGCGTCGTTAGGAATTTTCGGTTTGTATCGTCGAGATCTCCGATTCTCTCCTTTTGAACCTTTTTACACTGCCGCACGTTCTTGTAGTCGCTCTGGATAATCTCCGACTTGTCGAGAAATCTGAAATACTTCACGCACTCACTGGCATAAGCACAAAAGGCCTCGTCGAGCCCTGGGTCGCGCTTCTCTCCTGTAAGATAGGCCTTCGTCAGCCGAAAGATGCGTGTGCGGTAGAAGTTAATGTCGTCGCCCGACGCCGACATTGCCGTTTGCTGCTGGCGCCTGACCTTGGCCATCTCGAGAGGATTCGTTAGATACTGCAAGTCAACCTGGTTAAGTGATATGTCCATATAGACTTCTTGGATAAAGTATATATGAGATAGGACTGCAGCTAGTTTGGCGGACTCTCGGCAGAGGTGCCAAGACTTCTGATTTGGTAGCGAGTGAAGTTATTGAACCGCTTCTTGCCGGTGTCGCACGTATTTGGATTGAATGGGGCGAACTCCTGTTCCTTGAAGAGCAGTGTGTTGGTCATCCTCACTGGTGGTGCCCCCTTAACGAGGTAGCTACTATCGTAGAGATCGCTGCCTGTACCAGGAATATACTTTGCCTGTGCACAGGTCTGGAGTGGGAAGATGATATCCTTGAGAGCCGATTCAGTGTTTATGCCATTCTGAAAGCCCGAGAATGGCAAAGTGCTCCCAGGCGAGAACATCAGCTTGGGGTTGTAGATCGGCCGCCGCTCCCGGGGGACAGTCGCCGGTCGGCGGCAGTCAAGCATCGGAAACAGCACGTAGCGGGTATTGGTCGGCCGTGGGTCGTAGTTCATCTGTAGTGGGACACTTGGCATGTTCCTGTCGAACATACGCTTGCTAAGTGTAGATGTCCGATCCTGATTACAGAAGTATGCTCCGTTAACGACTCCTTCCATTATATAATGGCTAAGATTAAATATTCGCAAATTACCTAAAGCTAATCTAGTGTGGTTGCCCTAGATGTGTGGTATCGTCGCGCTGCTAGGAAGCCAGGACGCCAGTGAGGAGATAGACAAAGTGAAATGGACGGAGCTCACCAAATGTTCCGGACGTGGGCCAGAGGACCTGAGGTATGAAAGAGTGAATCCTAGCGCCCTATTGGGTTTCCACCGCCTGGCTATCAACGGATACGGGAACAACCGGGCGATGCAACCCCTCCATATAGGACAATGTAGCCTCATCTGCAACGGCGAGATCTACAACTGGAGATCCCTTTACGAAGAACATGATATTGTGCCTGCGACAGGATCGGACTGTGAGGTAATAGCCCACTTGTACATGCTTCACGGCATTGAGGAGACACTCAAGAAGCTCGACGGTGTTTTCGCGTTCGTCCTCTTCGACCATACCTCGAGAGTAACAATACTTGCCCGCGACCGCTTCGGGGTGCGGCCTCTTTTCGTAAGGCCACCCGCCGGGCCAAAGGATATCTGCTTGGTCGCATCTGAGATGAAAGCTATAGCCGTCACCGACGGCGGAACTGGGCGCATCTGCCAGTTCCCTCCCGGCCATTTTCTCGTCTCACAGGCTGGGATGGCGCCCTACCTAGGCGCCGCGGAACCCGAGCCATACTGCGCCTTCCCGCTCCGCCTGGCGACCAACCGTGCAGGTGAGCCCACACACCTCCAAGCAATACGCAAGAGTCTAGCAGCCGCCGTTGGAAAGCGGACACGCAATACAGATCGTGGCGTAACATGTCTACTCTCTGGTGGACTCGACAGTAGCCTGGTTGCCGCGCTTGTAGCTAGCCAGCTGCCGCCCGGAACCCTCCATACGTGGAGCATAGGGTTGAAGGGGTCCGAGGACCTCGCCTTCGCTGCATTAGCAGCGAAGCACATCGGGACGGTGCACCACAGCATCGAGGTGGAGGAGGATGAGTTTCTAGCATGCATTGAGGATGTAATCTACGCCATAGAGAGCTATGATACGACAACCGTGCGGGCTAGCGTCGGAAACTGGCTCATATCCAGGTATATCCGGGAAAATAGCGACGACAAGGTAGTCTTCAATGGTGATGGATCGGACGAAGTGTGCGGCGGATACCTATATATGCATTGCGCGCCCACCGCTCGCGAATTCGATAAAGAGTGCCGGCGCCTCCTTCGCGACATCCACTTCTTTGATGTCCTTCGCTCCGACCGATCCATTTCTGCCCACGGTTTAGAGGCGAGGACTCCCTTCTTGGACGCACAGTTTGTCGAGACATATCTGGCGATACCAGAGGCCCTACGCTTCCACGCTGGACGCGGTCAATGCGAGAAGTATCTCCTTCGGAAGGCCTTCGACGGGAGCGGGCTGCTTCCCCCCGCCATCCTGTGGCGCCGAAAGGAAGCCTTTAGCGACGGTGTAAGCAAGAGCACGGAGTCATGGTTCGAGATCATCCAGCGGCACGCATTCGCCCTTCTCAAGGCACAGGGCGTGACCGCCAAGAGCCCAGCGGAGGCCGAGAAGCTTTATTACCGGAGCGTGTTCGACCGCCACTACCGAGGAAACCGTGGAACTATCCCTTATATGTGGATGCCGAAGTTCGTCGAGGCCGCGGATGCCAGTGCCCGAACGCTGGATATCTATGCTAATAAAAAATCTCTATCAAAGTAAATGGAAGGAGCAAAACCGCCGCAATGCCAGGCGTGCAAGGGATCAGGTCTTGTAAGGCGCGCCGGTCCTCAGCAACTCCCCGCATGTAAGCACGGGACAGGGTATGTCTGCTACCTGTGCGAGGGCAGCTTGCGCCTCGGAAATTACACTGAGTGTCATAGGTGTCACGGCACGGGTGAGGCCGCCGCGGCGCGGCCTAAAACTTCTTGACCTAGTGTAGATGGAATGGGCAGAGAGGGTATACTTCTATACGAAAGCGGCACTATGGTGCCTATACGTGCTCACGCTCCTCGGTGTATGGGCCAAGGCCCCGCGTTATCTCGGCACTGTCGATGAAGTGTTCAAACTGGTCGTCGGGGGAATTCTTATATATTTCTTTAATCCGTGGCGAAAGACGCGCTGCACTGACTTTCATCGCCGGGTCGTATTCAGTTCCGCCGTTATGCTCCTTCTCTCCAGCTCCTTGAAGGGAGTACTCCAATATATCACACGTTACGCGGCTTCTATAGCGCGCGAGAAGGCAGCAATACTCTCAGAGCTTACCCGCTGACGAAGGCGGAGACAGTATCGCACATGCCCCGGCCCTCGCGGAGGTCAACCTGGTCCACAGTTGTTTTGGTGTGGGTATAGCGCCCGCCCAACGTCTTGAAGAGAAAGTTTAACATCGCTACCCGCCACCTCCCTATGGCCGCC